TCTGCCTTGGTTAGTGTGGCCTTACCTGTGACATCCATGAAACGATTTGTCCTATACCAGACATTGCGTGATGAATGTAACCGCCCAATATCAACATCGAAGTGAGTTTGAAGATTGGCCATACTATTACCGATGTAAGTAGTATGAAAAACAATTCCCATCTTAGCTGCCATAACCTGTTTGGCAAGTGTAGTACCTTCTGGTACAGCATAAGTAATCGTATTAGGCCTAAACGTAATATACTTTTTACCATCAATGGTCTCTGATTTTAGTTCATCATGTGAAAACATAAAATCACCATGGATGATACCTTTAATTCCAAGTTCTGGTAGATACTTTAATGCCAAAGATAGTTTTTCAGCCAAACCACCCGAATGGTTACTCCGAATATCCGATTGGGTGTAGTTTAGTTTGGCACCTTTGTTAAAGATACTTTTAGAACCGACAAAGAACTTACCGTTATCTGGGTTGATACCGGCATAGAGTGCGGGCGCGCCATCGAACTTAGTCCGAAGAATGAGACCACCAGAACGGCGGGCCTCATTCAGAGTTTTACCGTCATCGGCAAACATATCTCTTAGAGAGATTAAAAACTGTATAGCATTTCTTGTACCAGCAACACCACCTTCCAAGACAGCATCCTCAATATGTGTGAGGTGACGGTCTTTCTCGGCAGCGGATTCGGTAATATAAGTTGAAAATTTTTTCACTAGTCCAACCATTCTTTAATTTTAGTTTGATCGTGTGGGTTTATTACCATTCTGGCATTTTTAACACCAAACTGCTCTCTATCACCAGTATATTTTGCGAAAAAGATAGGATCTTCTACACTTGATAGAGTATCTCCATTTTCATAAGCATGTGCTGTTGTGCTGGTTAAAGTATAACCACCCGATACTTCTTTCACATCAATGCGGCCTTGTATAATGAAACTAACATTATTTCTTCCAAGTTTTGCATTTGTATCGTAATCATTTCCATAAACAGCTTTATGTTTAATCTTAATAGCATTTCTTCCTTTGATATGCATACCAGCATTATCACCACTTTTTAATCCACCAGGAAATCTAGTTTTCATTTTGCGAATAAATTCTTGTACCTGAGGAAATGCCTGCATAACTTCACTTGTCAGACCACCCCATTGTTGGAAGTCTTTAACAGATTTTCCCATTTTATATGATATCCAAACAACTTCATTACCCTTGCTATCAAGTAAAGCAAGATCAGATTTAGGAGTTCCAGGAACTTTTATACATTCGGTAACATAATAGGTGACACCTTTACATATCAAAGGAACACCATCTTTATAGTTATGTTTCTTTCTAATATTACTAAACATCAAATTCAATCTAGCAACAGTTTTGGTCTCTCCCTCAATACCAGCAGGTGGTCTATCGGGTTTACCATCAAACTCAATCGTCTTTTTCAGGTCGGTTATTTTATAATATTGATTACCTTTTAAAGCCATAAATCTTGCTTTAGTCAATTCTTTTTGGTATTTTCCAGGATATTTCTCAGCATTAATAATTAAATTATATGTTTCTTTGATGAAAGAAAATTTAACTTTTGTTCCGTTGTTCAGTTCAAATTCTTCACCATTTTTATACTTTTCAGCAAACTTTAGTATTCTAGGTTTGCCGGCCATAGGGCCTTTCGTATATTTTTTCATCAGATCAGATACTTGAAGCTGTCCCATTTTAATACCCTTGGATAAAATATTTCTTATGTATTTATCCATAGCAGGTACCATACCTAATGTCAACCAGAATCCTTTCAGTAGTTTGTCAACAATAACTCTTTTCTACTAGCCTGTGCTTTCATATAATTCTTAGATTGAGCGTTCATTGAATAAGTCAATGGAAATGTGATCTGACCCCAGTTAGGAAACCTATCTTTAACCCAGTCATCGTTATTATATGATACAGTCATATGGTGTAGATTAGAAGTATCTATACACCGTTGAGCAAACAAATCATGATCAAAACCCTTATGCATACTCCTATTTTTACCATACAGATGTGATTTAATATCATAAGGTGGATCTAGATATACAAAGGTACGAGGTGTACCATCTAGTAATGTCTCATAAGATTGGTTGGTGATTTTCCAATTTTTGATTAGTTTTGAATAATACTTTAGGTTTTCAATACAATTTATTGTAAAATTTCCTTCACTTGCTAATTTGGAAAATGTAGAGTTTTCGGTCAGGCCGGAGAAAGAACATTTATTAATTGTCCAAAACATTACCGCCTTCATAAAGTATGAAGTGTCTGTTTCATTCATTTCTTGTTTGCATTTATTAAATAGTTTTTTAGCATCATCAACATTGTTATTCTGTATTTTCCATTCTCTCACTGTTTCTGATAGTTCATCACCATTATCTCTCAACTGAACCCAAAAGTTATAGAGAGGCCAGTATAGGTCATTTACCCATATATTAATGTTTGGTTGGAGTTTTGTAATTGCAATAGCAACAGAACCACCACCTACAAAAGGTTCTCTATATTCTTCATAATCTTTTAGGTCTGGAAAGTAAGGCAACATTTTGTTTATTGCCTTACTTTTACCACCAGGATATCTCAACGGTGTTTTCAATCTTTTCATAATATAACCTTTTAGTTTATGCTAAGAAAATTGCCCAGAAATCATCCGCAAGATTTGGATTGGTCAAATACTCAAATGGGAAGTAGCAATAACCTTTGTCACCCCATCCTTCACCCCAAGAGTTGCGAACAATGAAATGTGTATCTGTATAACCAACCATAAGCATACAATGACCACCGACAACATTCTCATTTGCGATTGGCATAGGAACCATACCATTTTCTGCTACTGCATTACTCTCAAAGGAATCATACAAGGTGCAACCGAAAACTACTGGAATCTTATGTGTTAGAACATTCTGGATATTGTGTAGTGCTACAGGAACTCTTGAATATTGCTTGATGATACCTGTCTTAGCCGCAGAATATGCAGCATCGGATGGTTTATCAGTAAACTTAGAGATATCATAAGGCCACAAGTTTTCATCACAAACACCAGTTGTAGCCACAACCTTGATGCCGTCTCGGATTTCAGCACCAGCATCACTATCAACTGTTCCCTCAATAACACGTTCATTATAGTAAATAAACAAACGTGAAGGCATAAAATCGTGTTTACCTTGTGCTTTGAGGCCATATTCAACAGCCGCAGCAGTTCCATTACCTGTGCATGAACCAAGTTGTCCCTGGTCATAAACAGGTGGTAAATGTCCTGTTTCACGTAAATCAACTGTAGGTGCAATGGAAGGACCCAAAGAACCAAAGTGTAAAATGTGATCGTGTAGATTAGGCTTATCCGGTCTCCAACCATATACTCTTTTAGTCATTTTTCTCTCCGTTGTTCCATGACTTCATATTCACCATCTTCATCTGTGGTATAAACAACACCACGAATGCCAAACTCTTCTATGGCCCTTTGGCAACCGCAACACGGCTTAGCCAGTCCCCATACAAACTTTTTAGAAAATGATTTGGGTTTCTTTACTCTGGTTATATAGAGGTCCGTCTTAGACAGTTCTTCTACACTTAGTTCTTTCAGAGCATTTTTGATTGCGTGGATTTCTGCGTGAAGGAATACGGCATGTTCGTTCTTACAGAAACGAGCCTGTAAAGGATGGGATTTTCTATGATTAAATCCTACGGACACTATTTTGTTTCCACGCACTATTGCCGCGGCAAACTTGATGTTGGAATCATCATTTGCCTCGGCAATCTTACAGAGAGTATCCAGTATGTCCTTTTTCACTTTCATGGTGTATTATAGCACAAGTGAATAAGGAAATCAACCTTTTTTTCCTAAGGTTGCCTTTAACATCCATCGGTGCTTGCGGTGGGTTTCTATACGTCCAGCAACAAAGTTCTGCCAACCCCACATCTTTTGCTCTCCGGATAGTCGGAAACATTCGTCAAGACAGGCCAATACGGTTTCATTGGCATCATATAGATTAGAAAACATCTTTTCTGGTTTAGGAATCTGTGGATCTTCTTTGATCTCGGACAGTTCTACCATACGAGCAAGAGAACCAGGAGCAAAGTTATCCATAGAACGGATTTGTTCAGCAATGTCATCGACGGAATCGTGTAGTTCTTCATAGAGGTCATTTAGAAATTTGTGATATTGTGGAAAGTCGGAACCGATATAGTTCCAGTGGTATGCATGTGACTTCATATACATCACAAACACATTACCTAATAATACTTTTGCCTTTTCTACTACTTCTTCCATTCTAGGTCTCTTTTACGTTGGTTGTTGTATTTGCTACCACCGTATTTATAACATTGTCGGGAATGGGCACTCCATCAGGCCAGCAATAAGAGTAGATAACTGAACGAGGAAATCTTGCTATTGATACTTGGTCATTCTGGTTTCCACCTAAACCATAGACATACTTAGCATCAAATGAGACGACAAAGAATACGTGGCCTCCACCGTTTCGTTTCTTGGTAGCAATACAACCAACCATTGGTTTGGTTAGTTTCTGGCCATACTTGGCATAACTTAATGCCAATAAGGAACCTGTGTTTGGAAGTCCTGCTTCCTCTAATACTGCTCCCACAAATGCGGCACACCAAGGTGTTGTATGGTCGTTCTTGATTTCTGGATGGCCTGCCTCAGCAAAGAACTTTACCACTTTAGGATTGGCCTTTAAGGTAGTGCCTTCGTGCAATCCAACATATTTACTTGCTATCTTCATCCATGGTAGGTCTGTTATGTTCTTCATGTTTTCCCCATTTACCTAACGGACATTTAGAGTCCATAAAAAGAGTTTTACCTTTCATAAAGCACCAACATACCTTACACTGGTACAAAGTTGTATCCAGTTCTGAGCACTCTTCACAAATCTTTATTCTTTCTGCGGCCACTTTACGGCGTTTAGCACTAATAGTATTTAGTTCCAGCATTAGTAGAAATCTACGATGTGGTCGGCAAGTCCATACTTAACCGCCTCTTTAGCAGTCAACCAGACATCCTCTGGTGGTAGCAAATACTTCTTGATAACAGCCTCTGTCTGACCGGTACACTTCTTGTAATGTTCTAATAGTCGTTGGCTGGAGTTATTAAACTCAACAACTGACGCTAATAGTTCATGTTCTTTACCAAATGAACCCCAAGAGAACTGGTGTGAAAGAATGGAGGTATTGCGAGTAACGTAGCGATGACCTTTCTCACCTGCTATAAAGGTCAATAACCCACAAGAGGCAACCTCACCAAGCCCATAGGTGTAAATAGGCACCTTAGAACCTTTCATAATATCAATCAAAGCAAATGCTGATGATACCTCACCACCTGGAGAGTTTATAATCATCTTTATTTGTTTTGGTTTCTTTTTCATAAGATTGCGAGCCATAATAAATCGCACGGCCTCGGTAGATGAAGAGTTATCAAACTCTGAGGTGAAGAAATAATAATGTAGTTCTTCTAAATCGGGAATGTTAGATACTTCTTTTTCTTTATTGTCTAAAGGCATAGCAAATTCCATTCTATTAAGAGAAAGGCGGGAATTTCTCCCCGCCCCTATTTATTATCGCTGAATATGTATATGGTTGTAGTGACCAGGAACCCGCCATAGGACGGTGTAACCAGCCGCTCTAGCATCGGCGGCCAGCTGGTCAAACTTATGAGCATATCCAGATCGTGCTTCTACAACGCCGCGCCCCACGTTTACGTCAATAGCCCGGCCAGCGTAATGGGCCCACCCGTGATGGACACGATGGACTCCACCAAATGCGGGATGTTCCGAAACACGGAACCCCTGTCGCTGTAGTTGGTGCCCGTATTCCACCAAGGATGTAGAAGCTGCGGCGAAACCCCAGTTTTCTTCCTGCTCCTCGTGGAACTGACGGACCTGTCTCTTGTTCTTATAACGTGGTTGAGGTGAGACACTCCAATTTTCTCCACCAAATACACTGGCGAGTGGATCGGATTCCTCTTGCACGGATTGGTCTGAATATTGACTATGTTTGCCGTAGTGGACTCTGGCTTCTGCCATGCCGCATATCGCAAACATAACAGATGCCGCCAAAGCGGCTAGAATAATCTTCTTCATATAGTTACCTTTCTGTTATGCATAACCACGCACAAGTCTCCACACAGGGTCAATATAAGTTAGAATGTGAGGAGATTGTTGCCAGAGATGGCTGCGAAGTTATGGGTTAAGTGCCACCGGCCAGTACCTTCGTGGTCAGGTGGCTTACACAAGTCGCAAATCGCAAACCTGTGTAATATCTATTTAGGCACCTAGATACCTTTTTCTTTATTTAATTGTGCCTCAAATACTTTATAGAGTCCGGTAACGGTATCGGAGTTATAAACAACATCACTCATCATAGCAATAAGGCAAGTCATCTCACTCTTAGGTGGATTGGTTGTGATGGCAATAGAAGTACCTGAAATCCAAATGGTCTCAACCACACCTTCCTTGTTAGTCATGTTAAGTAAAGAGAAAAACTTGGAATCTTCCATTAACTTTAGAACACTTTCTCTCTTGTCACAGATAGGTAGTTCTTCTTTTTTAGGTGTGGTCTTGGCCTGCGCTGAAAAAGAGGCAAGGATGACAGCAAGCATGATTAACTTTTTCATTTTATTCCTCATCATATTTTATGTGAATACGGTTACTATAACTTACCAATGGTAGATTAGAACGACCAGTGGCATGTTTATATAGCGTTTTTTTGATAGGTTCAGTTAGCAACCCAGCAAATCCATCAGGTATAAGAATACCTTCCGAAACTTTACAATCATCAAGATTGAATGTTTTGATATATTCTCTTTTAGCTGAATCCTCATCTTTAGCATCTATAATCATAAGAGCCTGTAAATGGCCCTCTTTATTCTGTTTATCAGTTGTTATTGTATAGTAGCACATTTTTTACCTCTCAGTATTTGCCACGGATACATTTAAATCAAGTTCTGTTATAAACATTGTTAGTGTTAGCCTAGAGTTTTCATCTTTTCCAAACCCCGATACAGGTGAATGGAGTATATGTGAATTAAATAGAGCAAGCCTATTATACTTATTCTCTATTATTATTTCTTTTCCATCTTTGAACAGTACCGTTCCAGATAATTTTTTAGGATCTTTATTGAGATAAACAACACCAGAGTATATATGAGGATCATCCGTATGGTGTGCTTCATCATCAATAACCAAATCACCACTAATTTTATGGAAATATAGGTTACTTATCCATGAATATTTGTATGCTAGAGAACCTCCTCGGAACAGTTTATCAAAAATACTATTCATTAGTATTGTGGACTTATTTTTATCTATATCAAACAAATCCAAAGTCCTTTCTCCAGTCCAAATTGTTCCAGATACAGGACTTTGTTTATAGTATTTTAATTCCCGAGAATATTCAACCAATTCATCAGGATTTTCAAGAACATCGTCTATGATAACTATGTCCTTTAGCATATTTTACCATCCAAAATCATCTTCCTCATATACACGGGCACCAGGGCTATTCTTAATGATGATATTCTTACGGACTTTCTGTTGTGCAGGAGCATATCCATAAGCAGGTGCATAACCGTATACCGGAGCATACCCATAACCATAAGGAGAAGCGAGTGCACCACCAATGATACCACCTACAAGCCCAGCACCGAGCATAGCAGCACCATAACCACCATAACCCCATCCACCGTATCCGTATCCACCCCAACCACCATAACCATAACCCCAAGCATTTGCAGGAGCAGAGGAAGCGAAACTAATTCCGATAGCAGCAACGATAGCAATAACTGTCTTTTTCATTTCCATAACCTTTCATTAGTTATATTATATCCTATCATAAGGAATAAACCTTGTCAACTAGTTTATGAAATCCTTGAATGATTTCCTACTTTCACGGATTACCGTTTTACATTCTTTTCCGTTGTCAATAACGTTTATATGGGAAAAGTGACGAATCCTTCCGTCATATATTTTTTCAATTGGTTTATTATCTAGCATCTTTATATGAAGTTTTTGATGGGAAACTTTGAGATGCATTTTGGTTTGTATAGGCCGTATAATTGCTATGTCTTCAGATGGAACTAATGCCCACTGGAAAATGGTTCTCATTTGTCTTGGTTTGTTTTCAACACGGAAAGGGTTCATCTGTAAATCATCCACTTGCCACTCGGCAAGAGCATCTAACATTTCTTCTGGTGAATTGGCCTTGACCATAACCTTTTCGGTTAATCTCTTTCTCGTCTCACTGGACTTTCTCCACATATCTTGCTTCTCATCAATACCATACTGGAATCCGGCCCAAGGTAGACGGACACCATGATTGGTTCTGACAACGATTTCTGTGGTAGGTATGATACGAACAATGGACTTGTATTCACCGGTACCATCATTCTCTCTGGCAGCCTCAATCAATACTAATTTTTTGGGAGTTGAAACAAAGATGAAACCAGTCATCTTTTGATCTATTAGGTATTTAACAGCATCCATTTGTTCCATATGGAGTGCTTTGTAGATATCATCACCGTCTTTTTTATTTGTTTCTTGATTAAGGACCGGAGTTAAACTAGTTGTCATTATAACCAAACCATCGTGGTTCATACCTTCTTGGTATGAGATGTCATGGTCAAACATAACTAGGATTTCTCCGACCTTAGTTTTCTGCTCGTCGCGGAATGATACGTGGGAGACATAATCTTGATCTCTATTCTTGGCTAAAACCCAACCTGTATCTTTAAAATATTTTGCGGCGATGATACACATTTTAACCCTAGAGATTGAGATTATATCTTATTTAGTATCCTCTTTATTAGGTACTACCGCGTATCCAGGATAGTAGAAGTTTGAGGTGTGGTGATTGGATGCCACATGGGCACCACGGAGTCCACCCTTTAGTTCTGTACCACCGAATATGGATGCCGCAGAAGCATATCCGTAATTTTGATATGTGTCTTTGTTATATTCGCCAGCATCGGCAGCGACGGCCTGGTTGGCGAAATAGAATAGTGCGATAAGAGAAATAACCTTATTCATTTCTTTTCCTTTCCTAGTTTCCTAAAGTTAGCGAAACAATGCTGCAATGCAACATACACTAGTATATAGGCACCAGGAAGGTTTGTCAAGTGATTTTTATCCATTCCCTTTCCTGGAAAGGTTCTGTCATCAATGTATGACTAGGAAAACTAACCGATAACCTTTTAGTTAAGGACTTGACTTCATGGTAATAATGAGCAGGAGCATAGCAAATATCACCTGGTTCCATTACTATTTCAAACATAGGTTTCTCATCAATGTGTTTAATATTTTTCTTTTCTTCATCATAACACATAACATTCCACATTTTAACTCTAGATTTACCTTCAACTTGAACTATTAAATTATGAGCCTTATCATAATGTATTCCAAATCCTACATTTTGTTGGTCGGTCAAATCAAAGTATATATGAGCATCTGTAGGTAAATTTGTTATTGATTCCAATTCACCACATATGGTATTGATTGTTTCATTCACCCTTGAAGAGTCCATAATGTGACAAAGATATTTTTTAGTTATCTTTTTTATAATAGATGGAGGAAAGCAATTGATATTAGTCACCCAGGCCTGGTGAGGCCATTCATACTTCTCATTTAAAAAAGCCTTAAATCTTTTCTGAGTATTGGAAGGCCTAAAGTTAAGTAAGTTCTCCAAATCTTTCCATGAGAATATACCATGTAAGGCATTTCTTTCATAGAATGGTTGTAGTAGTTTTATTCTATCTTGTAACAACTCTAACATTATTAATAACCTGTTGGCGTTTTAGAGTTTTTAACCCTTAGCAATTTGAAATTGGTATAACCTAAAGATAGATATTTTTCAAAATCAAAACTTACCATAGATGTCTGTTTAAATCCATTCTGTTGTGAACATTGATAAGAATATGTATCTCCTCGATTATTCTTAGAATGTGTCTTATAACATATTCTAGCCGGGCATTTATAAGCACAACCCATATTAAGAAACAATCTAATTCTATCTTTACATTCTATAGATTGCAATAACTCATAGTTGGTATTAAAAGCCTCGGGTAGAGGAACTATGGTGTCATATATCTCTAATCTTTTATAAAGTTTATCCAGAGTATCTGTTTCTTTAATTACAGATGCTTCAATTTTATATAGTGGATAATCTTTTCGTATTCTTTTAGCCAATGCATCTTTGGTTACAATAACCGAATTGCCTATACGATGGTGCTTATCTAGAAATGATTTGGATTGTTCATACATCTCTTCGGAGAAGAAATAAGAGGTTAATGGTATTCTGTAACCTATATTATTAGAATACATCCAGATAAGGTCTTCATCAGTCAATTCTTTACCTGTATCTGCATAACTTCTACCACCATATAATACACATGGGTCATTGAATCCAAACAAAGACTCTATGATAGATAGTTCAACAGTTCCAAAATTATCGGATAAAAAGTTCTGAATAGCACCTTTTTTAAATCGTGCTGAGATAGTAAGGTTAATCATTTATCAATTCTACATATCAATTCTTTAATAACATCATCATATTGATCATACTCAGTTATCCTATAATCATACCTTGAAGGTTGTTCAAAGATTTTGTTAGTATCTTCAAACCTACTTTCTTTTATGGTATCCATCCATACAGTTATGTCCGCATTAAATGACTGTCTAGTTTCTTCGGTCGGGCATACAAAATCACAAACACAATGATATCCCAGATTTGTTATACTCATATCCGCCATCATGCACATACGCTGAGCTTGTCTTAACCTACCTTTATCTGAAAAATCCCAGTCACTAAAATACTCTCTTAAAGCATCACCATTAAATGCATCTATATGAAAAGAGCAGGTAGCAACCAACTTTTTCGTAAAGGTTGTCTTACCGGAACCAGGCAGACCCATCACTAAGATTTTAATTTTTCCAGACATTCATATCACCGAATTTATTAAATATTTCTGGTGGTATAACAGTTTTTCTTTCTATATATTCAACTTTACTTCTAACATTATGCATATCTGGCATACGCATCAATCTATCAAATTGGTCATAATCTGATGTTACATTATTATAATCATGTTCATAATACGGTTGTTCAATATAATTATATACATTTCTCATGACCACTTCAGGCCTAATAACAAGATCATCATAATGTATGGAGAGGAAATTATGTTCTCCCGACCAGAACATATCTCTCACACCGTAATATACTGGGTTAATCAAACTTTCCATATATACTTCGCATCTAGTGAATACATTATTCATCTTAAAATTTTCTTTAAAGTATATTGGTATATGGTATGGATTTTTTCTATACAATCTTTCAAATGAATCCAGTATCCATCCAATATCTCTTACCAAAACAATCAATTTAAGATCAGGATATAATCTTTTTAAAATGTGTATCTTATTACACCAAGACCTGTTGTGGTTGAAATATAAGGTTTTATCTGGTGCATCATGGAAAGTTTCTGCAATATTTCTTAGAATATTATCAATTTGTTCATTACTTTTATTAGAGTAAGAACCAACATTATTAAGTGAACTCAATACACCATCAAATATTCCATTGAGAGGGTTGGAAATCATTGCATCAAATTTTGGATTTTGATTTAGTATAGATGTAAAAAGTGTGCTTCCGGACCTTGGGAGTCCGGAAGTAAATACTATATTTTTCAATTCAATCTCTCGACGGTTACAGTAGATGTTGAACTCATTCCAATAGAACGAGCAGCACCGTAAGAAAGATCAAGATGCCGACCTCGAACAAAGGGACCTCTATCATTGACAACTACGGTAACACATCCGCGATGGCAGACCCGTAGGTGTGTCCCAAACGGCAATGATCTGTGTGCTGCTGTGTGACCGTGAGGGTTGAACACTGCACCGGAAGCCGTATGGCGGGCCAATCTTTCACCATGCCCGTAGTAAGAAGCAACCATTTTGCTCCCAGAGGAATGCCTGCTGCCATCATCATTGCTATAATCATTATCAACGTTGCTTTTAGTTGATCTCGCATGTTTTCCTTTCCTAACTTGGTTCTGAGATGGTTGTGCGCCGAAGAGTCCACCAAAAAAATCTCCTACTGGATCTGCCATAGCAGGAGTGGTGAATAAAAATGCGGCGATCATTAGATATTTTCTCATATTATTTTCCTTTTATTACATACCAAACTGTGCTTTCACAACACCGACAACTTTATCAATGAACTCATTAATATCTTCATCTGAATGTTGTTCTGCGGTTACGTTGAAATGGCTTCTAACCAGTTCAACAATCTGTGCTTTAGTTTCATCTGATAGTTCAAACATTTTATTCTCCTTCTATAATAGCTGTGGATGTTTCTCTATCTATAACTAACTTACCATAACAAGCAATATTCCAATCTTCACTCAAATCTTCCTTTTCACTAAAAGATGGAACATTTATCTTTACGTGTTTGAATAGGTATTCTTTACCATCTTCAAATACACGCCACACATGGTCAACTGTACCTCGACCAGGTTGACCTCTGGTTTTATTAAACCTTATACTATATTTCATATCACCTCCGCAGGTAGTTGTGCAGGTGGAGGATAATAATCTCTAATACCTATATTAAAATGAATAAAAGAAAAGGGAAAATCCGATCCGTTTCTGGTAAATGAATGAGGTAACCACGAATTGGTAAACATTAACATACCAGGTTTAGGTGGAATATATATTGAATTTGTGGAGTTTTCAATATAGCAGGTAAATTCTGGGCCAAAACTATCTTGTACCTTACCTGGTCTAGGGTCGTGTATCACTATTTGACTACAGTTCTTAGGTGCTTCTAGTATATAAAATCCTACTATCTTACAACCATTGGGATGAACATGTTGTTCCATGGATGATGATTTCAAATGATACTGCATCCACATACCCATATAATATGTTTGCAGGTTATCCATATTGAATCCTTGATTCTTCAATACGTTCCATGCGGTGTTCAAAATATAATTAGAAAAATCTTGTATTCTATTGTCGTTAGAAAAATTATAAGTATGGTACATTGGATAAATTTTATCCATCTTCTTTTGTTTCTTAATATCTCTTAGATAGTCATAGGATACAGTTTTAACATTATCCAAAAAACTTGGTTTATCCAAAGTATAAACACTAGAAGGAAAATAATCAAACTGTTGCCATGTATCATTATCCATTATGCAAACTCTGCTGCAAATGCTTCATCTATGTCCACGGGTGGAGTCTTTACTAGTATGAAAGCAGGAGTAAATCCAGCAAAGCCATTACCACTTTCAAAGAAGTAGCAAACGGCTTGAGCATCTTCTTCAAAGAAGTATTCACCCATAATAAGCCCAGTAGCATTTTCTTGGACATACCATACTAGGTTATCCTCATTATCAAAATCTGGATAGTATCTATACAACTGTTTCATCTTATCTCCTAGAAGGTGTTAAAACTAAAGATGGTACGTTCTGGTGTTTTGTTTACCATATCATCCGAACCGTGACTTAACCACGCAGGGAATAGATACAAAGTTCCTAGTTCTGGTTTAAACTCTTGCTTCTCTAGGTTATACTTATTCAACCTGCTGAGAGGTGCAAAACTTGGAAACTCATTCTGGTTATAGAATGTTATTGTGTTGCTATTATCATCCACATGGAGATAGATAACACCAGCAATCTGGCTTCCTGTATGCTTATGTCTCTTATGTATGCTACCAACATTTTGCACCGATACCCAGGATGTTACAATGTCCTGTGTGCAATACATTCTCACACCAAGGGCCTCGGCATATTCCATAATAACATTCACCATATCGTCCGTGAATGTGGAACAACTCTTTACATTAGCAGTTATAATCTTATGACTTTCACTGGCATAATCCCAAGTGGAGATACCATCAGTCAGAAGGCTAATAGGATTGAAACCTTCACGGTGTTGCTTAAAGTAATCACAAATGTCTTTACATTGTTCAGGTGTAAGGAAGTTCTTAACTCTTTGTATGAGTGTAGGGAATAGTTCAATGTCTTCTATCTCAACTTGTCTCATATTATTACCTTACGTTAAAACTTAAAATTATTCTTTCATCGGAACCATTTTCTTCACCATCAGACCCATGTCTAATCCAAGATGGAAATATTATTAAATCACCTGCATGTGGTTCAAAATTTACCACTCCATAAACATATTCTGTCAGATTTTCCATATCAACATTCATCATTTGTAAATAAGGGGATGGATTTACAAATGATAACTTGCTACTGTATTCATCACATTTAATAAATAAAGCACCTGAAACTGCGGACAATGGATGTGAGTGATGTTGTAATATACTTCCTTTATATTGGATATTTGCCCAAGAATTGGTAATGTCTTCTGTTATTAGTTTGTATCCAGAATTTTCACAATATTCACAGACAGTTTTATATATTCTATCACTTAAATTTTCACAACTTTTAACTTTCTGGGATATATCCGTTATTGTTTTTTTATCTGGATCATAATTTGATACACTATTTCCTACTAAAGCAGGATATTTTAAAAATTCATCTATGTTTGTATGGCAATAATCAACTATATCATCACATTGCTTAGAATTTAAAAACTCACTAATATGAAATACAGGAGTAGGAAATAGACTATATTTGTTTATTTTCATACCTTCAATCCTTTGAACTTGTTCTTACCATCAAACTGTCTAGGAATAGGTTTCACTTCTTCCTGTCCTGAGTCCACAATGTCTTGAGCTGATTGTTCTACATCATACAACTTCATCTTGCTTTTGTCAATACCAATCACAAATCTTTTATTCTGTGACGGATCATTATATCGGTTCTTCAACTGTTTTACCTGAACCTGTTTCAACTGCTCCATGGTTTCATTGGTGATAAGGGCCAAGAACAAATCGGCCGTAGCAGGCAAACCAAAGGACTCTGAGGTATCGGTCATGTCCGGGTCGGAACTATTATAACCACCTCTGGTCAACTGTGTAGCAGACCAAACAGGAACATTGAACTCAACTGCCAAACCTCTCAACTCTTCGGCGATTGCCTTGATGTATGTATAACTATTTGCCACACCTGGTTTGATACGAGAACTGGAACAGATGTTAAGATAGTCAATCATAATGGCATCCGGTACAAAGTTCTTTTTCAGGTGTAGTTCATTCAACAAGGATCTGAAATGTGTTGCCGAGGCCGAGGAAGTTGGATACTCTTTGACGATTAGTTTACCATTAGTTTTGGCCTTCAGATTACTAATCTTTTTCTGATACATATCTTTTGGCAAAACCATCAGATCATCAAAGGTGATATTCATCAGGTTGGCATCTATTCTCTTTGATACTTCCTCTTCTGCTAGTTCAAGTGTAATATAAAGAACATTCTTTCCTTGAGCGAGATAGCTAGCGGCAAAATGACACAAACAAAGAGACTTACCAACACCAACGCCTGCCATAACCACGTTGAGAGTTTTCTTAGGAACTCCGTTCTTGGTGATTCTATTAAAAAAATCAAGATCAAATGGCAATTTCTCTTGAACTCGGTGATAGTATTCGTAACGATCTTCAAACTGTTCGAGGTAATCATGGCCAACGTTTGGATCAAAACTAATAGACAACGCATCAGATAACAGACCTGGGATAGCACCTTTTTCCAGTTTACCTTTACCATTCATAATCTCCAGTGAGGAAGTGATAGCATTATATATTGCCTTCTCCTGGCAGAACTTTTCTGTGGAATCTAAAAGCCAGTCCGGGTTTGTCAAAACTGTGTCAGCATCAAGTTCTTTTAGTGTCTCCTTGATATTCTTAACAGTATCGTCGGTTGTACCACGCAAGTTATCAACCTCGATGTCCAAGGCATCAAAGGTTGGTTGCTGATTATACTTCAACACGAAACCGGCCACTTCTTTGAAAAGTAGCCGGTCTTCTTGATTAGAAAAGTATTCTTCTTTTAGGAATGGTAGAACCTTGCGGGTGTAGGTTTCATTCTTGATTAGGTTCTTTAGTATCGTTAATTCTAGTCTCACTCTCACCTTCCGCTTCTGATGCATCTAATAATAGGGTATTCAATACAAGCCCAAGAACTGTGTTGAACTTTTCATTTTTCCGTAATGTCATCATAGACAAGTCATTGGTCTTGAGGATTTCATAATCGTAACCAATCCGAGGAACATTATCCTCATCAACTCTAAACTTGACATAAGTATAACGGTAGCACACTCCTGCGAACGGGTCAACCAGTAACTCAATAGGAACTGTTGAACCATCTTCTTTTATATTAAATAAATCATCCCTAAATTTCCAATCAATCCCCAGTTCCATCTTCCATCTCCATCACATTTGTTTTACCATACATAAACTCACCTTGACAGGCTTCATCAATCTTTTGTAGAAGGTCTGTGGTAAAATACTTTTCTGGGTTCTTCTTTACCTGACTTTCAAATGCCTTTGTTCCGTCTGGGAACTCATACTTGTTTGATACCTTTTTAACAAGGCCAAATTTATCGGCAAGGTCAAGGAGACCATAGTAAGGATCTAAACCTGAGGAATAGTTCAACCAGGTTTCCACTCTCTTGTCTTCCACGGTCATACGAGATTTCTTGAGGTGTGCGGTGATAACAGCACCGGTACGACCACCATCGTCGTCCAGTGTCTTATCCTTCTTCTTAGATAGAAAGATGATAGTTGATGCCGCATATTCAAGGCCAGAACCACCACCCATCTTCTTTACAGGTACATAGGAACCGACCACATCATAAACGTGGTTAGTGACAATCAAAGGCACTTTTGCCTTACCTAACTTGAGGGTAAGGACACGGAAAGCACCACGCACCAGTTGGGCGCGGGTCATATCACGGGTGTCCTTACCATCGGCAATATCAGCCATTTCTTTATCGGTTGAAAGATTACCAAGACTATCAAGAACAAATAGCATTGGTGGTCGTTCACCTTTTTGTTCTAGATACCGATCTAGAATTTTAACCGCTTGCGTCCTGAACTCCTGGACCGTAGCCACTGGTACAATTGCCATACGCTTAGTGTCAATTCCGCGGCCTGCAAGAAAATCTTTAGAAACAGCGGATTCGGACTCAAAATAAAAGACAAATCCATTTGAATGATCCTCCAAAAATTGATAGCACACATTTAGTGCATAGAATGTTTTACCTACCGATGGTTCACCGGCAAATGCTGTTACTTTGTTTTGTGGGAGCCCACCGAAGATAGAACCTGATAATAAGGCATTCATTGCATATGAACCAGTGCCTATAAATCCTGAAACATCTCCTGCTTCAATACCATTTTCGGCAATAGAAGCGTATTCGTTGTTGGTTTCTTCCAACAACTTCTGAAAAATATCTGACATAAGTTTCTCCTTATATTGTGTCTAACAATCTCGTTAGGCAACTTCTTTAAAATATTTCTGTAACTCTGGTGATAATTTCTCTAGTAGATGACCGCCAATACCAACTCTTACTATATTGGCTAACTCTATAATATTATTGGTATCTATTGTATTATCAGGTGTAAACTCATACAAACGTGCAGGTGAATGTTTATGATGTTTATCCTTCTTGGTCATAGTAGATTTTCTCCTTTAGGTAATCTATCAAATAAGGTTCATCTTTAACTAAATTGGCCCAGTGATCTCTCTTTTCGGTTAACTTATGAGCAGCCCACAACCAATCTTTTCTATGTTGTTCATTGTAATTGAATGAATCCAACGAGTGTTTATCTGTAGCAAACAAATTCAATCCTGTAGCAACACAGTTTATGCCTGAATTATTGAAACTATAATTTTCAAATCTAGAGTTGAAAACATTAATAAAAGAATTTTCATGTTTAATGGTTGGGTCATAAAAATCTTGACTGTATTCACGACGACCAACATCTTTCCAATATTCTGTATCATCTCTATGTGAAAGAGCATAATGGAGTGCTACAAACTGTGAGAACCCGTTAAATATCTTTCTACATTCGTAGGTGTATCCGTCTTTATCAATCTGACTTACATATCCATCTGGTACTCTATCTAATACACGAAGTAACCGCACTAGAAACATATGAACACTAAAGAGACCATTACTTTCCAGTGGTTCAATAAAACCTGCGGATAATCCAATTGGTACTACGTTTTTTTCCCAAAGTTTCTTATATATACCAACACGGAACTTTAACTTCTTATATGTCAATTCTTCGTTGTAAAGGTTCTTTTCTTTGAGATGTTCTTTAAACTCTTCTAAAGCACCTTCATCATCAATATACTTATCAGAGTAAACATAACCTGTACCAATACGACTCCATAGTGGAATGTTCCACACCCATCCATTACCGATAGCATGGCCATCAGTATATCCAACCAATTGGTTCTTCTTATCTGTATATGGTGCTTGAGTGGCCCATGCTGAGTTGTTTGGAAGAATATCTGACATTGATACAAAAGGAACTTTTAACTTATCATATAGAACTGCTTTGAAACCGGTACAATCAATGAATAGATCAGCAGTAATCTCTTCACCACTATCCAATTGCAGATATTCAATACCATCTTCATTGAGTTTGATATCTTTAACTTCTGCTAGAATATTCTTAACACCTTTAGGTATAGAATATTCATTTTTCAACCATTGTGCAAATTGGACAGCATTAAAATGATATGCACAATCATTCTTCAGTGTGTATCCAGGAACAATATTATCTTTCTCAGAAATCTTATTCTGATTAACTAGAGCCATAATGGGATAGATACAAGAAGCATAATCACTAACATGAGTATCAGGAAAAAACATCTTCTTGAAATACCAATCATTCTTTTGTGAATGATTACCTTCTACATTAAGATCACCAAAAGGATAATGGAATGATCCAGCACCTTTTTTGTAGAAGTCCGTGAACCTAATGGATAGTTTATATGAGGCATCACAATGTTTCATCCATTGTTCATCTTTGATACCCAACAGGTTCATCCATTGATTAATAAATCCTAAAGTGGACTCACCAACACCAACTGTAGAAATATTAGGGCTTTCAATTAGGACAATCTCACGACCAGGTAATCTAGCAATAAGAGTAGCAGCAGTCATCCATCCAGCAGAGCCACCACCAACTATAACAATTTTTTTAATCTGCTTACTCATGAAAAGAAATCCTCTAAACTGGCCGTTTTCTCGGCCTTCCACCCAATACTATCTAGTATAATTTTGAGAGGGTCAAGAAATGCCTTCTCAAATTGTGTATTATAATCTATATATTTAGATAAGGCAAATTCTTCCGGGATGCCGCCTTGTGGAAAAGATATAACATTGGATTGGATGGTGTTTGGTTCTTTAAGGAACACAAACTTTAGTTTCTCACCGTTGTTGATTAGTGGATACTTAGTATCCAGTTTATGACTACGTAGAAAGTGATTATATACGAGAGCACCACGCACATGAATAGGTGTCCCGCTTCCGTAGATAGACTTCTTATCAGCATACTTAACGAGACCATTGAGCCCACGAGGAAACGATATGTCCGACAAAGGTAGATTTTCAAAAGAAGACCTGAAATCTCTAATAAAAGACTGAATATCTGTTTCGTTGCCGTCAAATATGACATCTACTGCCTCTCTTAGTTTCTCTCTACATGATGATGGAGTGGAAGACTTGACCATTTCAAGTCCCATAACTTTCTTCTTTGGTTTCTCGTATTGAACACCTTCATTGTTCCATACACTGAGAATGTATCTCTTCTTGGCGGTCCATATGGCCTTATCACATAGACCTTCTCTCTTCATAAAGATTTTTTGTTGAAATACATTAGTATAGTCACCAAGGTCTCCACAAGCGGTATCAATAACAGGTTGTATTTTATTCTCACATACTTTATCAAGGAAGGAGATGACTCTTGCCGTATCACCAGTGCCGAGGTCTTCACCAATAGTCTTGCCCACAAGCGGACCAAGGCGTAGGTAAACCGAGTCTGTATCAAGCG